CGGCCGCGTGCGGCCAGCCAAAAACCACCTTTTTGCTCCCCGGCTGTTCGCCGGAGAGCAAAACCGACCAAAACCTGCACTCCTTTGCACGACGAACCACCCCGCCGTCATGCTTGATGGCATGAGAGGTCGCCCCCCGAAGCCGAAGCATATCCTCGAACTCACGGGCTCGAAGCACGCCAAGGGCCGTGAAGAGTTGGGGACTGCGCCGGCCACGATGCAGCCTCCCGACTGGCTCAAGCCAAGGGCGAAAGTCATCTTCACGAGGCTGGTCGACTGGCTGACGAAGATGGGGACGCTCGCCGAAACCGACGAGCACGTCCTGATTCGTTACTGTGTCGTGTATGTCATGTGGGAGTATGCCGCCCAGCAACTCCAGAACATCGACCTCGCGTATGTCGAGGTGACGGCCCCCGACGGGAGCCTGCGATTCTCGCGGGCCACCGGCGTGGCGACCCAGGCAAGGGAATGCGGAGAGCAACTCCGGCACCTCGAAACGGTGCTGGGCCTTACCCCTGCCGACCGAACCCGCCTCGGATATGGCGCGGTGAAGGTCGTCGCCGACCCCGTGGATGCACTCTTTGGCGACGCCGCCGCAGGTTGACATCCGCGCTTTCGCGCGGTTGCTCAAGCACACCGAAGCCCCGTTCACCGGCCGGCCGTTCACTCCGCAGCCGTGGCAGGACGAATACCTCGACAAACTCTTCAACACGAAGAGAGCGGACGGGCTTCGTCAGTATCAGCGGTCGCTGCTCGCAATCCCGCGTAAAAACGGAAAGACGGCCCTCTGCGCCGTCATCGGAGCCTACGAAGCGTTCTTCGGTGCCGACGGCGGCCAGATTCTCATCGCGGCCGGCGACCGCAAGCAGGCGAGCCTCCTGTTCACGGCGTGCTCTCGATACATCGAATCGTGCCCCGGCCTGCTCAAGCGGTGCAAAATCTACAAGGGCTCGATCGTCGTCCCGCACAAGAAGTCGACGATTCAGTTCCTCTCCAGCGAGCACAAAGGCAAGCACGGCTTCAATCCGAGTGTGGTCATCGTGGACGAATTTCACGTCCAGAAGAACAGAGATTTAATCGACGTTTTAGAGAGCGGTATGGGTGCGCGAGCCGAGCCACTCGTCATCTACGTCACCACGGCTGGCATGGACCGCGTCGGCCCATGCTACGAGGAGTGGCAGCGGGCTCTGAAGATTCAACAGGGGCTCCTCGTCGACCCGACGTTTCTGCCCTGCATCTGGGCGGCCGACGAAACGGACGACATCTTCGACGAGGCTACCTGGGCCAAGGCGAACCCGAACTACAACATCACCGTGAGGAAGGAGTTCCTCGAACGCGAGGCCGCCCTCGCCCGCGAGAGCGTGGCGCAGGAGATGAAGTTCAAGACCCTCTACCTCAACCAGTGGGTTTCCAACGGGGCCAACCGCTTCTTCCGCATGGGACAGTGGGACAAGTGCAGCGAGCCGCTTCGCGACACCTCGCACCTTCCCTGCTACTGCGGCCTCGACTTGTCGAGCACGCAAGACACGACCGCGTTCGTGGCCGTCTGGCCTGGGGTCGACGAGGACGGCAACCACGATGGCACCTACGACGTCTTCGCTCACCTCTTCCTCCCCGAGGCGAACGCCGACAAGGACGAGGCCCCGTACCGCCAATGGGCGAAGGATGGATTTGTTACACTTACGGAAGGCGATATTGTCGATTACGACGTCGTTCGGAACTACGTTCTCTCGTTTTGCGAAGAGAACATGGTCCGCGGCGTAGCCATCGACAGGTGGAATGCCACGCATATCACGACGCAACTAACGTCGGAAGGCGTGGAAGTGAAGCCGTTCGGGCAGGGATACGCCTCCATGAGCGCGCCCTGCAAGATGCTGGCCGCGCTTACAATTTCAGGCAAAATACGTCACGGCGGCAACCCGGCGCTGGCCTACCAGATGAGCAATCTTCAGGTCCGCACCGACGACGCAGGGAACATCAAGCCGACCAAGGCTCATTCCCACTCGACCGCCCGAATCGACGCTCCCGTGGCCTGTGTTATGGCCCTCGGACTAGCCTCCGGTGAGGCTGTCGGCCCCGATGAAGACCCGCAACTGGTGGTGTTCTGACGCCTATGCAACACTCCACCACTCCAGAAGACAACGAAGTCGCTGACCTGATCGAGATGCGGAGTAATCTCTCCCGCATTTTCGAGGAGATCGTCAACACTCGCCGAACGGTGGCCGGCGTCACAGTCAGCCCCGAGACGGCCCTCGAATGCAGTGTCGTATTGGCCTGCGTTCGCGTGCTCGCGGAATCAATCGCCAGCCTCCCTATGGGCGTCTACCGTCGCCTCCCAGGCGGCGGCAAGGAGATCGCCGAAGACCAGCACCTCCACGAGGTGCTCTGCTACCAGCCCAACTCATGGATGACGGGCTTCGAGTTTCGAGAGTTACTCCAGTCGTGGGTTCTCCTCTGGGGCAACGCCTACGCATACATCAAGCCCGGTCGCAACGGAGCCGTCAGCGAACTGATCCCGCTCCATCCGTCGAGGATGGAGGTCAAGCGGCTCTCGAACGGCAAACTCCGCTACTACTACACCGAGCCGACAACGCCGATCCAGCCGGAAGTTCGGATCACCGAGTATCGGCAGGATGAGATTTTTCATATTCGCTGGTTGTCATCGGATGGGGTGACAGGATTCACCCCCACCACCCTCTCGCGAGACGCGATCGGCCTCGCCCGCGCGACCGAGATGCACTCGTCGGCATACTTTGGAAACGGCGCGAAGAGTGGGACGTATGTCGAAGTCGACCAGCCGCATAAGCCAGAGGCTCTCCAGCGGTTCAAGCAACAGTGGGACGAGGCCCATAAGGGGCCAGCCAATGCGTTCAAAACCGTGATCATGCCGTATGGATTTCACAAGAAAGAAGACCCCACGCGAAACGATACGGCCCAACTGATCGAGACAAGGCGTTTCTCTGTCGAAGACGTGAGCCGCGTCTACCGCGTGCCTCCTCATCTCATCGGCGACTTCTCAAATGTTCGCTTCTCGACAGCGGAACAGTCGGCCATCGACTTCGTCACCTTCTCGCTGACGCCGTGGCTGCGCCGATGGGAAATGGCCTGCCGCCGCGACCTCGTCGTAGACGACCGCAACTACTTCGTCTCCTTCGACACCAACGCACTCCTCGCCGGCGACTATCAGGCGAGGGCGCAGTTCCTCCGCGAGGCGTTCAACAACGGAGCGATCGACGTTGACGAGTACCGCGCCCAAATTGGCTACAACCCGCTGCCGGACGGCCTCGGCAAGAAGCGGTTCGTTCAGGTCAATATGCAGTTGCTCGAAGCATTTACGCCGAACAACCCGACCGGCCAAGCGAAGACGCCTGAACAAGCCCCGGCAGAACCTTCAGGGCAGGAAGAATCGCCGGCCGGCAACGATCTCGCAGGCGGCCAAGGTGCCGGCCAAGACTCAGAGCCGTCGGAGCCGCGAAGCCTCGACACGAACGAGGTCGTCTTCCGCACCAATCTTCGACGCCTCGCTGCCATCGAAGCCGACGGAATCATCGAGCGTCGCAACAAGCCAGACAAACTCGCCGCATGGTTCGAGCAAATGCAGTCGCGAATGCGAACAGAACTACGCGACGCAGCAAATGCTACTGGCCGCGACATTGACGAGTTCGTGGTATCGTGGATAAGTCGCTCGAAAGACATCCTTTTGGGGTGCCATCGCAGCGGCAAGAAGTATGAAACCGTGATGGAGACGTGGTGCGAACAGCACCTTGACGACCATGCCGAGTGAGCCAACGCTTCCGCCGATCACGACCGCTGGCGTCGTCGCGTCGCTTCAGGCCGGCGTGCGTCTGCACCTGACGGCTATCGAGAACTACGCCACCCAGGCGGCTCACTTTGACCGCTGGGGCTACTCGAAACTGGCCGCTAAGTACGCGGAAGACGCCGAAGAGGAGCGAGGTCACCTGAAAGCGTTGCTCGAACGGCTCGAATACTACGACGTTCAGCCGGACTACGAGCACGATCCCCCGTCGTGGCCGCGTCACGACTTCGAGGGCATCCTCGCAACAAACTACGAACTCGAAACTACGGCCGCCGCGGCCGAGCGAGCGGGTGTTTTGGCCTGCCGCGCTGTCGGAGATGAGCGTTCCGCCCTCGTTTTTGCCTCCAACTTGGAGGGAAGCGAGGACTCGATCGCTGACATTGAGGCCACTCAGAGGGTTCTGGAGCAGATCGGCCTCGACAACTACCTCGCGAATCAGGTGTGAGCATGGCAACCGCTGAAATCGAGCGTCGGATCACGTTTTCGGACGCCTCCATCGAGTATCGGGACGGCGAAAACGGCGAAAAGAGGCCGACAATTGTCGGCTATGGGGCCGTCTTCAACTCCGAGAGCCGAAATCTCGGCGGTTTCATCGAAACCGTGCATCCGAAGGCGTTTGACGACGTCCTTTCGACGAATCCCGACGTCCTCGGGCTTTACAACCACGACAAAAACAAGTTGCTCGCCCGTTCCAGCAACGGATCGCTCAAGTTGGCGGTCGATGGCTACGGTTTGCGGTACGAAATGTCGCTGCCAGCGACTCGTGACGCCGAAGATGTCGCCACAATGGTGAAAGAGCGACTCGTCACCGGGTCATCCTTCGCCTTCGCAGTGCGAAAGAACGGCGGCGACGTCTGGAGCACCGACGAACGAGGCATGAAGCGGCGGGAAATCCGCTCGATCGGCCTTCTGGAAGACGTCGGCCCCGTAGTTCGGCCGGCTTACGATGCTTCGAGCGTCGTGGTGAGCCGCCGAGCCATCGAAATGGCCCTCGGCGAGAACTATCGGCCGAATCAGACGATGTCGAACGCGGCCCGTCGTGGCCTGCGAATCGCCGAAAAGCGGGACGACATCGACACTCGGCTCCTCGTGATCGCCGAGCGGATCGTGAACCGAGACGTCATCAGCGTCGAGGAGGTCGCCCACCTCGCCGAAGTGCAGGAGCGATGCCTCGCCGCCAAGTTTGTGAACTGGACAGGCACCACGGCGTGCGTCGAATGGCTCCTGGCCGGCGGTGACAGCGGGCAGAAGTGGGTTGAGCGGCGTAACAAAACCGATGCTCAAATCGAAACGGGCGGCGGTTCCGTAACGCTCAACGCCGACCTGGGCGACGACTGCGAGGTCCGCGACGGCGACGTGAGCCTGAAGCCGACGGCCGGGATGGCTGCGGCCTGCCGGCGTGGCCTGAAACTCTACGAAGAGGGCCGCGGCGGGGATGGCCTCGTGCCGGCGACGATTTCGTGGGCTCGAAAGATCGCCGCCCGCGAGAATCTGACCGAGGAGAAGGTCGTCAAGATGCGGGCGTGGCACGCTCGTCACAAGGTCGACAAGAAGGCTGGCTGGGACAAGGCCGGCGAGGAGACGCCCGGTTTTGTGGCGTTTCTCCTTTGGGCTGGGGAACCCGGCCGCCGCTGGAGCGAGGCGAAGGTCGCTCAGATGTCGTCGGAAAAGCGTGAGATGGAGGGCGTCGAGGACGACGCCGAGTATGGCACGCTCTCGCCGGCGAACCTCGCCTACGCCGAGTCGCTCGAAGGCATTGTCGACGAGTTCGGCCCGTGGCCGCAGGGCGGTCCAGCCGGAGCCCACTACATCGAAGTCAGCCCGTTCGCCGAACGCGGCATGAAGTGCAGCAACTGCATCTTCTTCGAGGCCGGTGCGTGCGAGGTGGTGCAGGGAAGCATCTCGGAGAATGGAATCTGCAAGTTGTGGGTCATTCCCGAGGGCAAGATGAGCGAAGAATCGAAGCGATCAGAGTCCGCAGTCGTCGAAGAAGCAACCTCGAACGACACCGAAACGCAGGACTCTAGCGGCACCGAATCGCAGGCTCCAGCCGAGCCAACGATCGACGAGTCGCTTGCTGCGAAGGTCAAGTTGGCGGAACTCAACGCTGTCTTGCTCCGCACTCGTTTGCAAGCGAGCAAGCAGTAACGCTAATCTACAAGTAGAGACACAGTGCTACGCGATGGATGTCGCGTAGGGCAGTGCGAGCGACGTGAGGATTCACGGCGCGGCGCGCTTGCGGGAACCACACACCCGCCGGCCGCCGCACCTTCGCGTTGGCCGGCTTCAACAGGAGCAGGCCAATCATGGCATCGAATCTCAAGCGTCTTCAGGAGCGGGCGGCCGGCATCTCGGCTCGCATGGCGGAACTCACTGCGGTCGAGGATCGCAGCGCCGACCAGACCAAGGAACTTCTCTCCCTGTCGGCCCAGGCCGATCAGGTGAAGACCGACCTCGAATTCGAGGAGCGGATCGCGGCCAAGGAGGCCGAACTTCGCTCGGTCGTCGAGAAGGCCGCTCCGGCCCCTGCCCCGGCCCCCTCGGCCGAGGTCAAGGACGAGCCGAAGAAGATCGAGATTCGGGGCATCGCTCCGCATCACACGCAACTCTCCGCGTTCAACGACGGCCCCGAGGCTGTCGAGAGCGCCTACCGCTGCGGCCGCTGGCTGCGGGCGGCGGTGTTCAAGAACGCCGACGACATCCGGTGGTGCAAGGAGCACGGCGTTGAGAGCCGTGCCCTCGGCGAGAACTCGAACAGCACCGGCGGCGCGCTGGTGCCGGAAGAGTTCGCTGCCCGCGTGATTCGTCTCGTCGAAAACTACGGCACCTTCGCCGCGTCGAGCGTCGAGAAGGTGACGATGACTCGCGACACGATGATCGTGCCGAAGCGTGTCACCGGAACCACGGCTTACTTCGTCGGTGAAGGCACTGCCGTCACCGAGAGCGAGCCGACCTACTCGAACGTCCAGTTGATCGCCAAGAAGTTGGCCGTCGGCACTCGGATGTCGAGCGAGGTGGTCGAGGATGCTCTGATCTCCCTGGCCGACGCCGTGGCAACCGAATTTGCCACTTCGCTGGCCTACAAGATCGACCTTTGTGGCTGGGTCGGCGACGGCACCTCGGCCTACGGTGGCATCCAGGGTGCGGTCAACCGCGTCAACGACGGCACGCACACGGCGAGCGTGATCACGGCCGGCTCGACCCGCACCGGGTTCGAGACGCTGACCGTGACGGACTTCGTCAACATGATCGGCAAGATGCCGCTGTACGCCCGCTCGGGTGCTCAGTGGTACATCTCGCCGGCCGGCTTCGCGTCTTCTATGGCTCGCCTCCGCTACGCGGCCGGTGGGAATACCGTCGAGACGGTTGGCGGCGGTGTCAACGAGACGTTCCTCGGCTTCCCGGTGAACCTCGTTCACGTCATGGACTCGACCCTCGGTGCAGACCCGAGCAAGGTCAAGGTTCTCTTCGCGAACCTCGGCCTGTCCTCGATCTACGCCCGTCGCCGGGACTTCTCGGTGCGGATGTACGACCAAGTCTACGCCACGACCGATCAGTTGCTCCTCCAGGGCACGATGCGGTTCGACATCGTCCACCACTCGCTGGGTGACAACACCACGGCGGGTCCGGTGATCGCTCTCAAGACCGCCGCGTCCTGAACCTGACATAGAAAACAAGGAGTACCCAGAACCATGATCGTTTCTCAGATGAGCAAGGTTGTCGCTGCGGTCCCGACTGCGGCCACGACCAACACCACGACCCTCGTGATCGACACGCTGTCGTGGGACTACGCTTCGGTCGCTGTGGCTCGTGCGTCGAACGCCGCGACGGCGTTTGCCACGGTCCTGAAGGTCGAAGAGTCGGACGACAACTCGACCTTCTCGAACGTCAGCGGATTCGTTGGCGGGACGGATTTTACGATCCCGACCGTGACGGATACCTCCAGTGTCGCCATCGTGAAGTTGGACATCGACACCAAGGCGCGGAAGCGCTACCTCAAGGTGTCGGCTTGCCCCTCGACCTCCTCGGCGATTGCCGTGGCGATCGAAGGACGACTCTCGCGTGGCGAGAACGCTCCGACGAGCGCTTCCGAGGCTGGTTGCATCGGCTGGGTCAAGGGCTGATCCCGATTCAAGCGGGACGGCCAATGACCGGCCGGTGAAGGCGCAAGGACGCGCGCCCGCTCCCACAAGGAGCGAACCGTGAAGTTGCGTGTCGGTAATGTCGAGACGGACGTGAAAGTCGCGGCGGTCATGTCGACCCCGCGACTCGCGTTTACGGACAACCTCCTGTGCGTGTCTGCGGCCCTCACGCCGCACGGCATCTCGCCGATCAAGGTGACGGGAGCCTATTGGTCCCAGTGCCTGTCTCGGGGGATGGCGAGCGTCATCGACACGCACGACTTCGTCCTCACTGTCGACTACGACACCGTCTTCAATGCGAAGACGGTTGAGGCTCTCCTCGCCCTCATGCTTCACAGCGGGGTCGACGCCATCGCCCCGCTTCAGATGAAGCGAGAGACGGACTCGGTCATGTTCTCCATGCCTGGGGTGTCACCAGACGACAAGTGTCAGGTCGACGGTTCGTGGTTCGAGAAACCGATTCAGTTGGTCGGCACGGCTCACTTCGGGCTCACGTTCCTGCGAACATCGGCACTCAAGAAGATGCCGAAGCCATGGTTCGAGCAGACGCCGAACAAGGATGGCGAGTTCACGGGCGGCCACATCGACGAAGACGTGTCGTTCTGGAACAAGTGGCATTCGTGCGGCAACACGCTCGGCATTGCGACGGGGGTTAGCGTGGGTCACTGCGAGTTGATGGTGACGTGGCCGAGCCTTGGGGCTCCGGGGAACAAGATTCAGCAGCACTCGACGGAGTATTGGAACAGCGGCCAGAAGGCACCGAAGGAAGCCTGGGGGGCTATCGAATGAGAATCCGAATCGTCAGAGGCTTTGACGCCTACGAGCCTGGGCAAGTCTTCGAGGACTGGCCGGCAGGCATGTGCGAACTCCTCATCGCTCGTGGGTTGATCGAGGAGGCGACAGACAAGGTCGTCGAGCGAAGCATCGACGAGCCGGAGGTTGAGACGGCCGAGGCGTCGCCAAAGGCAGGGAAGAAGCCACGAAAGTAGCAAGGGAATGCAATGGACACGATTGTCTTCGGCACGCCGCATCCTCCAAACGCGACGATCACTCCGTTTCGGAGTCTGGTGAGGGTCACGAACCCGGCCGTCGAGCCCGTTAGCCTCGCGATGGCAAAGTCGCAGTGTCGAATCGACACTGACTCGGAAAACGAATACATCCAGAACCTGATTGCCGTCGCAAGGCAGTACGTCGAGGATG